GTGAATAGCCGTAGAACTTGGACGGGTGGTACTCCGAGCCGTGTGAGAACTCACCCCTGATATAATACTCCAGCGGCTCTCCCTGGTTCTGCTCCAGTCGCTTGGCGTAGGCCATGTACGTCTTGTTGCCACAGTCTTTGCAGCTTCCGGCCTCTTTCTGTGGCTCGTAATGGTCGTTGGTCGCCCGACACTCGATACATATCCACCGCTCATGTCCGAGCTGTTGCTCCTCCTCGTTGAACGAATAGCGCATGACCTCGGGTGCGCCTCGGTGTATCTGGTCCAACTCCCAATCCTGGATAGCACCGTTTGAGTCCGTGTAGTAGGAGCGCTGGAATATGAGCCAGCCATCATCGAACGACTGTATATCCAGTGCAATCTCGCGGAACACCTCCTCGACGGTCTGCCCGATAGAGTTCTGATGCTCACCGTCCAGGAACGAATCGTCTTCACCCTGCTCGTTCGCATTCTGCCAGAATCGTTCGAGCTCGTCTCTTTGTATGGGGTCTGGCACCCGAAAGTCGGCCAGTTCATCACAGTTGGGACACGGACGCTCCTTCGAGAAGTCGAACTCATCATCTTCGATTTCATCACCCTCATCGCCCATCTGGTCGCGGAATGGTTCGAGCGTCTCAAACTCCTTAGAGCAGTTCCGGCATTTGGCGAAGTAGGACTTCTCCCACTCGGTAAACCCCCGCCTGAACGTCTGTGTCACCTTCTCTTCGATGGAGTTGTTGACGATAGCCTGGTTACGGCGTAGCCGGTAGACGTACTGATACGGTATCGCTCGCTCGTATGGCGGTTCTGGGTCCTGCTGACCGATGCCGACACCGCCGGTCGAGGCGAACCCGTACTTCCGCATGACCGACACCACCCGGTTCTCGAACCCCTTCGATAGTCGGCTGCCAAAGTTTCGGATGGGGTCGGTTATCGCCATCGGTTAGAACCCCGAGTTGACGAGTTCGGACCACCGCTCCATCTCGTCAAGTGTTATGTGGTTACCCTCATCGATAGTAGCGATGAGATACCGGAGAGCGTCGAGGCCGTGGTCGTTCTCTTTCCGTGGTTTTTCCTTCTGGCTTCTGTCCTTCCAGACGTAGCTCGGGAACTCTTCGACCGTCCTGGTTGGATTGTCGTCCATGCTGAGCCGCGTATCTGGCGGATGCACGCGTGCACCTCTCATAATGTACATTCCCGGTCGACCACGGTCGTCTGTACTGAGCCGTGTTTTGACGGCCTGGATGCCACGCTGAACGGACTTCTTTGCGTTCTGCGTCTGCACCCCAGCACGGTGGAGTTGTGCGGAGTTCTCGGCGTCATGGTCGCTCACAGTTCGTTCTAATGTCCACTCGTCGTCCGTATAGTCTTTAATCCTCTCTGCTACGTCGGCCACCAGTTCCTCACTCTTGTAGAACTCGCGGAACATGACGAGTTCATCGTCAGGCGACTGAGCCCACCACTGGACGACCATCGGGTTACGATAGCCATAGTCGACACTCCGAAATACGCGATAGTTCGGTGGCGGATGCGCCCAGAAGGCTTCACCATCATCGAACGAGGTCTCGCGTTTGATGTGCCACCCGTTGCAGTCTTCGACCTCACAATCCTCATCCGTACAGTTGCCCGGTAGCTCTTTAGGACCGAGATGGTGTGTCTCCAGGTCGAACTCGTCGTATATCATCCCTTCTGCGCCGACCCACCTACCGAGTACATACCGCTCATAGTACATCCCGGATAGTTCGCGTTCGAGTCGGTCCTTGTAGTCTTGAGGGACGTGCGGGTTGTCCTCGACCGACATCGAGTAATGGTCACCACGCGCTTCGTCGATGAAAATCTCGTGGAGGAAGTGCTGTGGGCTCGCTGGATTGGTCGCTCCGAATATCTGTCGCATCGGGACCGGGAAGTATTGACCGTCAACCATCGTTCCATCATAGCGGAGACGACCCTGAAGCTGATTCCACTCCCCGCGCGACACCTCCGTGGCCTCATCAACGAAAATCCAGCCCCACGAGGTCGACCCAATCTTTCGGGGAAGGTCATCGTCACTTGTTGACGCACCCGAGTCCAGTCCGTGATAATGCACTTCGGACTTGACAGGCTCGCCGTCAGGGCCGACCGAGTCGGTCAGATGCTCAACCTTGTGTTCACTCTTGTTGTGGCTGACTATCTGGGACTTTGGAACGACCTCTTTGAGAAACGTCTGTTCGATGGTCGACGCCTTCACATCGGAGAAGTGCTTTCGCACGATTAGCCCACGGTTCCCAGGGTAGTGTTGGTTCAGCAGATACCCTTTCTCACAGCCGACGCGAGACTTACCCGCGCCGAAGGACCCACTCAGAAGGACCTGGTCCTCGGTGGACTCGATGAATGACTTCTGCTGTGGGAGAGGCTCGAATACGTGCTGTTCGGATACGTCCTTGCTCGACATCTCTACGTGTCGTCTATGGTAACGTTGGTGTTCTCAAGCTCCGCATCGGCATCCGGAAAGCCGCCGGTGTCGATTCCGCGGAACACGCGACCTTCAACACGGACCTCGGTGTGCTCAGACCGGTGCTCGTCGGGTGCTTCGAGGCCGAGTAAGTCCTCGACCTGTTGGGCGGTGAGCCGCCACTCCTTAATCAGCGACTCCGGGTCCTTCGAGTAGTCTGTGACCTCTTTGAACACATCGGGGACGGGGACGTTGAACTCGATAGTACGGGTATCATCACCACCGACGCTCATCCCGTCGCGGTTCATCACCACATCACCCTGGACCTTGACGTTCTTGTGTGAGGTCACCTTCACCTTCTTCACGTCCATCCGCTCGTCTATCAGACTCTCCAGTCTGTCGAGACGGTCCAGGTAGCTCATAGCGATTCGCATACGAACACGCGCCTGTGCCTCTGCAAGCTGCTCTTCGACCTTCTCAGAAATGTCCGAGTCGTAGATGTAGGACTCGACCGTCTTCGGCTTGACGTTGAGGTAGTCCGATATTCGGTCTATTTCCCACGGCTCGTCGTTAACACCGTGGAACTTAGCGAGGGCAATCTGCACCCTCGTGTCCCGTGTGAATTTAGGGTTTGAAGAATGCTCCGAGGCCTTGTCGGGGCTTGACGATTCTGACATATACCCTAATATATGCTTTACCCTTCTATAACCATTTGGTCTAAGCCAAAAACACGAGAGTAGGGATGTGACCAGAGAGGGTGAACGTTAAAGCGGCCCTGGAACAAACAATACTGCTGACGCCACATGGAGCTACAGGTACTCAGGGCAACCGAAAGGCCGGAGCAGTTGGTCTGTGAGACGGCGCGGAACGACTATATGAGCAACTGGATAGGCACAACCTCCTTCGAGACGGCGATGGAGGATATTACCCCTGAGAAAATCGACCGGGAACTTGCTCACGAGGTTGTCGGCTCGTACAAGGTCGTGGACTATGATGAGGCGATGTTGCCAAAGATAGCCCGACTGATACGCAAGCTGATGGAGAGTCCCGGTCACTTCGGACCGTTCGAGCACCCGCACATCACGTTTACCGTCAGAGGCGTTTCTCGGATAACGATGGCTCAGTTGACCCGCCACCGGAACGTGACCTTCGACATACAGTCGATGCGCTACGTCGACTTTGGGGACGCCAGCTATCTACGGATACCCGAACTGGGAAATGATGAACTCCACGGGCGGAGCGCAGAAATCGCAGACTCTATCGACCAGGAGGAGACCAAGATAGCTTCGTATCGGACGACGGCATACGACAGAGCCATATCGACGGCGAAGACGAGTTACGACCTGCTTACGGACCTGGGTGTAGCCCCAGAGAACGCTCGTGCCGTCCTCCCGCTGGCGACGATGGTGAACATGACCTTCACGATGAACCTGCGCTCTGTACTGCACATAGCTGATATGCGGAGCGCGGGTGATGCTCAGTGGGAGATACGTGAGTTGACCGAGCAGATGGTCGAAGCAGCAAAGCGGGTCGCTCCCGTCACGATGCTCACATACGAGCGTGACCTCAAAGGTCGAAAGAACAGAATCGCTCCTTAAGCTCTTCTCTTCGCGGCTACACGCCACTTGACCGCCCTCAGACGGTTTTCAAGGTCCGATACCTCATGCTCGATAAACGGCTGTGACTCCGTTGAGTGTCTCTCAAGTTCGGCTGTTCGCTCATAGATACGGTCGACTATCCCGTCGAGGACCACGACCTGCTCTTTCGGGAAGGCGTGATGACAGGGGTGGAACTCGATGTAGTCGTCATCGAGCTTGAGCCACTTGCGATTAGTAGCCCTGATATTACAGTACGGACATCGCTGGTATGACTTACTCACTCTCGGACTACATCGAGACTAACAATATCCATGCCAATCGTGTTCGACACCTCAGCCTTTGACCACCGACGGACATCTCTGTCTATCTTCTCCAGTTCGTCGGCGTCGTCAATCGTAAAACAGACCTTACCCCCTTCGACGGCAACCACGAAGTCTGCTCTGTCGGGTACGGCGGCCATGTAGCGAGTAAGAGAGGCCGGAGAAAAGAAAGCTGTCGTTAACCGTCTATCTCAACACTCCGACCAGCCACACGTCTCACAGGACTTGCAGCCCTCCGAGTAGACGAGCGTCATCTCACTACAGCTCGGACACTCCGGGCTGTGACCATCTGAGACAAGCTTCTCGACCGTCGATGCCGGCTCTTCCTCTCCACCGTCGGTGGGTAGCTGCATCTGCTGATGGTCGATAACACCCTCAGAGGCATCTGGAGTGATGGTCTCGGGGTCGGCCATGTGCCGCTTCAAAGCCGCTGCGACACCGTCCGGGATGGACTTGATGTGCTCGCCATCATCCCACCCAGGCTTCGGTGAACTGATGTTCTCCAACTGGCTGATGACCTCATCCACACCGACACCGGCACGGAGCGACATAGAGGTCACCCGAGCCAGGGCTTCCAACATCGACTCGGTGAAGCCTCCGGACTTGCCGATGGTAGCGAACACCTCGTGCAGTCCCTCTACATCTTCGTTGACGGTGACGTACATCTTCCCGTAACCCGTCTTGACGCGTCGGGTCGAGCCATAGGTCGATGCGGGGCGAGCACGCGGCGTAGTGGCCTGCACATGAGACTCGTCGTCTCGTGGCGTACCAGCGGTCGTCTCGACCGAGGAGTCGCTCACAGCGGCTTCTATGGCCTCTGAGAGCGCGTCGTAATCATCGACCTCAACACCGGCTTCCTGTAGCACGGCCTCAGACTCTTCGTCCACGTCGGTGTCGCTCCACTCCTCATTGTTTGTGGTCAACACCTGCTTGGACCGGGTGCCCTGTCGGTAGTAGGTCACACCCTTCCCGCCGTTGTCGTAGACGAACTCGAACGTCTCTTTGGCACCTTCGATGGTCTGGTCTGCAGGTGCGTTGGTCGTCTTCGAGATAGCCGAGTCGACGCCCTCCTGACAGGCACACTGGACCGAAGCGTGGTCAAGTGCACTCAACTCCGACGTGGTGACGAAGACATCACCAAGCTCATCAGGCACGGTAGAGAGACCGGAGATACCGTCGTAGCGGTTGGCCTCCATCTGCTCAAGGGCTTCACTTTTGACCGTCTCGACATCGATGTCGTTGGCTTCGAGGACCTGGAGGAAGTAGTCATCAAACTCGACCAGTTTGTCTTCGCCCTGAACATCCTGTGACACGTTCTTGTATCGGGCGACCGAGTAGATGGGCTCACAACCACCGCTCGTGTTACCCAGCATCGATGTGGTTCCGGTCGGCGCGATTGTCGTGGTATTGTGGTTCCTGATGGGGTAGCCGTCCGCCCAGTCTTCTGGGTCCTCACCCGTGTGGAGAGCGAACCAATCTGGGTAGGCCGTCGGGTCAGCGTACTTAGAGTCTGCCCAGTTCGAGAACACACCACGCTGATGGGAGAGGTCGTGCGAGATGTCCTTGGTCCGGTGGTTGATATGCACCATCACCTGCCGTGCGACCTCGTTGCCGGCGTCGGAGCCGTACTCCACACCAAGCTGGATGAACATCTGCGCCAGCCCCATAATACCCAGTCCAATCTTCCGGTTCTCAGCGGCGGCACGCTCTATCTCATCGATGGGAAAGTCCGACATCGTGACGACGTTGTCGAGGAAGTTGGTCCCGAGCCGGATGCGGTCGTTGAAATCCTCCCAGTTGATGGCCTGCTCAAGGAACGACTCGATGTCGCCGTCGAAGTCGAACCACAACTCCCGGTCCTCAGAGACTATCGTGGACAGGTTGATGTGACCCAGATTACAGGGCTCATATTCCATGAGCGGTTGCTCACCGCAGGGGTTTGTGGACAAGATTTCATACTCATCGCTCTCGGCGGTCGGTGTCGATTCCGTCGGGAACGAGTGGTCGTCGTTGATACGGTCGAGGAAGACGATTCCGGGCTCACCATTTTCGTGAGCACCTGTAATCATCGCATCCCAGACCACGCGTGCGGGAACGGTCAACGGCTCGCCGACCTCGACGTGCTCACCGAGTCCGAACCAGCCGTACATCTCTTTGGTCTCCGGCGTGGCGATATGAGCCTCACCATCACGCGGGTTCTTGAACGTGTAGTCGCCGTCGGCTTTGACGGCGTCCATGAACTCATCAGTGATACCGACGGAGATGTTGAAGTTCGAGAGGTGGCCCTCGACGGCGTTCCGTAGGTGGTCGGGGACACGGCCATCTGCGTCGATTAGCTCCCGTGCCTCATCGATGGCGTCAGTAAATGATGAGTGTCGGAAGTCGTCGGGGTCATTGAGGCGTAACGTCTCAGCCAGACTTACGTCCTTACGCTTGGCGTGGATGAACCAGATAACGTCGGGGTGAGAGACCCGCATGACACCCATCTGCGCGCCACGCCGGGTGCCTCCCTGTGCGATGGTCTCACATAACTGGTCGTAGGTCCGCATGAACGTGACCGGGCCAGATGCGATACCACCGCTGGAGCCGACTACGTCTCCGTAGGGCCGAAGCTTCCAGAAGGCATAGCCCATGCCACCACCACTCTGAAACGTCAGAGCGGCCTCACGCGCCTTTTTGTGGATGTCGCCGATGTCGTCGTCGGGTGAGTTGACGAAGCACGCAGAAAGCTGCTGGAGTTCGTCACCGGCGTTCATAATCGTCGGCGAGTTAGGCATCCAGCCCAGTTGCTCCATCTCTTCAGTAAACTCTGCGGCACGGTCCTGCACGCGGGTGAGCGACTCCGTGTGGCCGTCTGCGTCGAGTCGAGACACCAATGGCTCGTATGCGACGTGCTTTGCGTTCTCTTCCGTAAGCGGCGTCTCCATCGACTCAGGGTTCTTGACAATATCTACGTGCTCGAAGACCTCCTGAGTGAGTTCGTCCCGCCGTGGGTGGTCGGGTTTGATGCAGTCAGGGGTGATGTGCACATCCTCATCCGTGTAGACTGCCTCAGCAATGGCGACATTCTGTCCAATGCGTGTAAAAAGCTCCTCCTGACTTTCGATGGGTTCACCATCGGGTCCTTTCTTGAGATAGCGTGCCGGGAGTATGCGGTCGTAAGCGTTTGCCGTCATGCGCTCCTTCGTAGTTGCGCCTGTTGTCCGTCGTGTAGGGAGAGAGAGACTCTCCGAGTCTTTTTGGCTTGACATCGTTCACCGAAATTCAGCGAACTATCGTAGACCAGGTGAAGGTATAGTCGTTTCGAGGAAGAGTTAGACCGGACTGATTTCAGTCGGCACCGTCTCGCCGTCATCTCTATCTGCTACCCACTGCTCCATCGCTTCAGGGTCCTCGACGTACCGCTCACCGACCGCGTCGACGGCGTCGAAGACACCAGTATTGACCGTGATATTATCATCGCCGATGTACTGACCGAGGTACGCTATCTTCTCCCAGGTGACCTTCGTTAGGTCTCGGTCGAGGTCGGTCTGGAACAGTGAAAGCGGGAGCAAGAACGCCGACGTGTCCGCGCCTCTGAAGTCTATCAACTCGACGGCGACGTAGAAGCGTCGGCCCGACCGCTCTGCATATATCGACTCCTTCTCAATCTGTTCAGCCTTGTAGTCCTTAGAGAAGTAGAGCCCGGTCGCCCCATTTGGCCGTATCCTACCGTAGTTGCGTGACTTCGCCTCAAATGCAGAGTACCACTTGGGTTTCAGTGAATCGACCGTTACATCGGCGTCCTGTGACATCTGAAAGGAGCCACGGCGAAAGGAGAACGACTGCTTTTGCAGCAGAGCGACACCCTCATCACCGGTCATTTCATCGAGCGAATCGGCTAATCGGTCCTCAAAATCTCTTCCTGACATTATCGTAGCGCCTCTGATATAGCTGTAGCCGTCTTCTCGCCAACGCCGTCAACGTCTTCCAGTGTCCCGTCCTGAACTGCTTCGAGCAGTGAGGGTATCGACCCGTAGCTGTCGTGCAGTCGGTCGGCCATGTCGGCACCCACGCCGTCGATACAGGCGACCATTCGCTTGGCAACAGGCTCGTGTTTCTGCACCGAGGAGCCTACCTTTAGACGCGAGGGGGCTGTCTCAATATGCTTCCTGCCCAGTCTGGTAGCCATATCGACAAGCAATGTAGGGGTATCACAAAACTGAACCGATACACCTTGACGAGCTTCGATTGACGCTGTGTAGCCCCGGAGTGATGCACCCCCGATGTTAGTATGGGCCAGATTGTCGAAGTCAGACATCGAGCCTTCGACCAACACATAGGCTGCACTGTACTGCTCAACCATACGGTTGACCTGGTCCCGAAGTCGATTATCGCTACCCGTCATCGAGGAGGCAAAGTCTGAGGGCGTCTTGCGCTCGAAGGCAACATCACCGATGACGATGTCACCCGACTCCAGCATATCTACCTCCAACGATTCAACGTCCGGATGCTCACTCACAGATTTGAGGATGTTTGTCGGTTCGTGTACGTCGACAACTGCTTCAACGGTCTCCATCAGTAGTTGAGAGACGCCGCCCCCTGACAGTCGGCTGTGGGGCAGTAGTGCGTTGCATCGGTGTTGTACATCTCTGTGTCAACAGCGATGGGCCACTGGTCGGACACCGGACAGCCACATAGGGGACACTTACCATCCATCTCCGAGGCGGACACGATGACCACCCGGCTATCTTTATCTGCTGTCCGTGGCATTCTCGTCACCGTCGTAAACCGCCTCTCCGAGTTGATACTGAAACTCTTCTTCAGACCGCTGTGGCATCCGGTTGATGAAGTTGTTGAACGCCCGGTAGCTCCCACTCCTCGTGTGGTAGACGAGTATCTCGGACTCCTTGAGACGCCGCGGGAGTAGGTGATACATCAGGCCCCACGTACCAGCGACCTGGAACGGGATGATGAACTCGTCTTTACGCAGCTTGTTCTCGACCGCGTCCTTCAGGGCCGGTCGGTCGACCTCGTATGAACTGAAGTTCCAGATGCGTTTGCCGTTCATCACAATCGGGTTCTCCGCCCGACCGTAGAGGAACTCCTGTATCTCGGCTATCGTCGTACTATCATCGACGTACAGTGCGTCGTCTGCCATGTTACTCGTCATTTGTTGTTATCTGTGGCAGGTCGACGGAGCCCACCTTGGTTTAACGTCATTGTACTGCCGCTCGATTCCCGACCGTCCGCGACCATCACATCATCACCTCTCTCGCCAGTCGGAGCATAGACTCGTCAATCTCAGACTCGTCGCTGACATTCACCTGTCGGTGGTAGAGCGAGGAGTCGTCACGGTCCGTGTTGACGTAGATGCCCAGCACAGGGAAGTTGACCCTGCTAAGCTCTTCCCGGAAGTTCTGTGGGTGGTTGGGACGACCGTCGGTGACCACGAGTATGAACGGGTTGCTCGAATCACCCCTACCCTCCAACCGTCGCCGGGCGAGCGCAAGCGTCTCGGTCAGCGGTGTACCACCACCACAACGCTCGGACAACAGTGAGCCACGGTCGTCCTCGACAGACCGCCCGAAGGCGTTCTCGACACCGGCTGTGTTGCTCCTCATCCCGACGACGGAGACACCGACGGAGACATCTTCGAGCGCTAAGGCGAACGAAGTCACCGCGTCCTCTGCGAGTCTGATGGTCGAACCACGCATAGAGCCGCTCCGGTCAAGCACGATGAGACAGTCGTAGTCCTTGTCGTTACCCTCACGTTCCCGCTCGAACACACGCGGGGAACCGCGAGCCGCGTTAATCATCCGGCTGCGGTCAAACCGACCTTGACGCTGATTCTTCACCAAACGGCTACGACGCTCTTCACGTAGCGACGACCGCAGTTGCTGAGCAATTTGGTTCGACCGTGAGTTGGCGCTTGTCCAACGCTCTGACTCATACAGGTCTTTCGATTTGACCATTTCGACCTCGACATGAGTCTCTTCTTCATCCATGTCGGTCACTATCTCCATGTACTCCTCGACCTCCTCCAGTAGCTCCTGAGCACCATCGACTTCGGTTCCCTCTTGTCGGAGTTGGTCACGACGTGACTCTTCGATACGCTGTTCGGCTTCATCGGGCTCGGTCAATGAACCAGAGCCACTGGTATCACCAACCGCGTCCATGTCTGTCTGGCTCTCAGAGGCCGTGAGTGCCTCTGTGTCGGACTCGTCGTCCATGTCCGACCCAGTAGTCTCCGGCTCCGAGGAATCGTCTATAGACTCCTCCAGGGCCTCTCTGTCGACATCGTCGAGCCGGTCGGCGTCGATGGCCCCGTCGATGTTGTCGTTAGTGGTATCATCGGGCTTATCGACCAGCATAACATCGGCGGACGCTATCTCGGCTGAGTCGGGAACGTCAGCGCTGGTATCATCACCCGCGTCGGAATCGCCATCGTTAGCGGGCTGCCCAGCCTCACCAAGCTGCGTTTGTTGAGAGTCAGCCTCCTCACGGCGCTCCTGTGACTCATCCAGAGCATCGGAGAGTTCGACCCAGAAGTCGTAGATGCGCTCGGTCCGAACGAGCGGGTCAGGCTCCGTGAGCACATCACTCACCGCAGCCTTCATCGTCGGGAGTAGACCCTCGAACAACTCGGCGTCGGCCTTTGTCGCAAAGGTAAGCCCGGTATCGTCAGCATCGCGCAGCCGGGCAAGCCGACCGCTATCGTACACGGCCAGGTCGAGCAGTGAGAGCGAGACAGCTTTGAAAAGGTCCAGGTCTGGAGACGGTGTCTCGTAAGGTTCGACGGCGTCATCGACCGCTGCCTTGTCGGCCATCAGGTTCGAGTTGAGGACGTGTAGCTCATCGGTAACGGAGAACTTCCGGCGAAGCTGCTCCTCGATAGCCCCGTCCTCAAGCGAGTTCCAGATGCGCTTGTAAGCGTTCTTCCGACCAAGCTCGACACGACTCAGCGTTCGCTGAAACGCCTCCGAGTCAGTGTAGAGTATGTGACCAACCTCGTGGACAAGCAATGCCTCCTGGACGGTCATGTCGTACACATCACGCGAGAGTGACGTGGAGTCCTGCTCGAACTCGTTACTCGTGATAGTGACGACCGGCTCGTTGCCCCGTTGATTGACGCAGGCGGTCGTGATGTTGGGGTCAAGGCTGACCGATGGCCGTTGCGGCGTAATCACGCGGGAAAGCTTCTCAAGATACCGACGGCGGCGGCTGGACCGTCGAAGCTCTTCGTCTTTTCCGACGCCTATCCGCTCAAGGATAGACGCTATGTCGACCGATGGTGTAAGTCGTGTCATTTCTCCTCTCCAGTTTACTATTAGTTTGGTTTATTATAACTCTGTTGGTGTGTCTCAAGCGATATGCACCGTAGGAAGCGGGGATGGACCCCCCACAACCTCAAAGGAACATATCGATGACCTTGCTGATGGCGTTCTTGTCGCCGGGGTCGGCCATGTCCATCAGGACCTTCTTGGCTGCCTCTTTGTTGTCCATACGACGTGCGAGCTTGCCAATCTTCTCGGCCTCGCGGTGACCGATTGGTGTGATGATGTCCTGTTGGGCGTAAGAGCTACGGAGCGCGGAGAGCGCTTCGACCAGGTCCTCAACAAAGCGGGCGTCCTCTTCGGGGTCGAGCTTCGTCTGTTTGAGGACCATGACCTTCTCGGCCTCCTGATTCAGATAGTCGATGGGCTCAATCCAGAAGCGAGTTTTGAACGCATCATTGAGTTCCTTCGTACCTGCATAGTGCGATGGGTTCATCGTAGCAACGAAGCGGAACTGGTCATGTGGGTTGAGCACCTCACCGGTCTGTCGGACGCTCAGGTGACGGCTGGCGCGGTTCTCCGTGACGCCGTGGAGTGCCATAGTAGCCTCAGGCCCAGCGGCATTGACCTCATCGGCCACGAACACGTAGCCGTTCTCGACAGCCTCGTGCAGGAAGCCGGGCTTGAAGTCGAACGACGACTCCATGTCAAGGGCTGAGATAGCTTGAGACAATTCAATGTCCATTTCGTCCGATAGTGACTGTGCCTTAGCGATGGACTCTTCAGCACTATTGGAACCGACCGGTTCGAACCCACCGACGAGGTCCTCATATAGGACGCCCTCACCAAAGTCCAACCGAATCATCGGACGGTTGGTTTGAGCGCAAATATATTCGATGAGGAAGTCCTTACCAACGCCAGCCTCACCCTCAAGCAGCGTTGCGTAGTCCGGGTCGCCGATGGACCAGGAGACGTTCTCCACGTCAGTCTTATTACCGCGCTGTCGGCGACGGATGTAGTCGTTGCCGACCTCGGGGACGAGTGGGTGTCCCACATCTTCCAGGACGGTCAGTCCGTTGAAGTGCACGGCTCCGCAGACGGTGCAGAACTCTCGGTCCCGCCCGTCCTCGTGTAGTTGACCGCCACATTCCCGACACTCGTATTCCGAGTGCAATTTGTCGTCATCTATCGACTGCGTCGACAGATTGACCGTCATCACATCACCCGGAGACTGCGAAATCTCTGTCACGTCGCCGGAGAACTCACCAGAGTCAAGGGAGTCATCCTCGGTGAGAGGACTGCGAGCCGCTTGCACCTCTGGGTGTGCATCAGCCATTTCTGTAACGTACTGTTCGTCCCATGACTCTTCACGCACTGTAGCGTAGTCGCTCAATAGGCCAGAAACCTCTGAGGAACTGGAGTCGGTATCTTCTGCGATGCGGTCGACGACCTCACCGTAAGGTATCTCGTCCCGGCTGCCCCGGACAATCTCGTCGGCGACTATGACGGCGAGCGCATCTCGGATTTGCTGTGTCATTTCAGTTCACCTCATTCTTGATGTAGTAGACTAAGGTTATAAATCTGCCGTATTAGCCCCAACAAAAAATTCGACTGCACCGATGGAGAAGGTCGTCCCTACTATTCAGCCATCCACTCCCGATGAGCATCGAGACGCTTCTTGCCTTTCAGCGTCAGCCCGTAGCTGTTTGTGCGACCGTCGATTTTCGCTTTGGCCAGTAAACCATCGTCCGTAAGCGTATCGAGGTTGGGGTACAGTCGCCCGTGGTTGATGTCTCCATACTCCTGGTCCAACGCTTCTTTGATTCGCAGTCCGACACGGTCCGAGTCATCGTCCATCGACTCAACGACTACCATGATGTCTCGCTGGAACGCAGTCAATTCATTTAGCGGTCGCGGTTCGATTTCTGCGAACGCCATGTCTATGCACCACCGTCCATCTGTGTTTCCTCGTTCTTCATTCTGCTTCGCCACGCCATCAACTGACGTAGCCCCAGTTCATATCTGTATGCTAATAAGTTCAGCGTTTTAGGATAACGAGTCATTGTGGAGGGGGCATCGGAGGCCCTGAACCCCACCCTATAGGGGGGCAAGACCGCCTTATAGAACCCCCGATATATGGCAATCCTGTAATCCTGTAGATTCTATCGCTGAGGCGGCAGATACCACGTCGAGCCGACCTGGGGAGGTGCCCATGTGTATGTCATGGGTGATACGATAAGTTTATACCCTTACTCTC